TTTGTCTTAATGTTAATTAATGCTCATGTTGCTCGTGGAGGGGGACTGTTTATATTATTTCTGAATTATTGTTGTCCCCCTCTTATCCCGAGCTGTTTATTTTTCTATCTAACCGGTTAAAGTCAGATAACTATTTAACTGACGGGTCCTGTTTTAAGCACAACCACCGCAGTCGGCAAGGCTAATACGTAGCCTACGCGTTCCTCCAATCGCAAAGCGATCATGTCCTGTTCAGCCAGGTTAATGGCAGTCGTACCGTCGCCGTCTGTAATAGTTGCTTGGTCTAGCATCTTTGCTCTGATTTGTTGCTTGTCTCCGAAGATTGCCGCTACTTTCAAATTACCAAAAATGACAAATGGTTTGCTATTGCCTGTCAAAGTCTTTCCCGGCATAGCGTCTGACAATTCAATCGGGAAACCTAAGATATCTTCAATTCCTGTCTTGGTTAATGGTAGTAAAAATGCTCCTGCGCTGTCGCTTGCGCTAACTGCGTCAGTTCTCAATTTTCTAAGATAGCTGAAAATTTGTCTATTCATGTAATACTTTGCGCCTGGTAATACTCCGCTTGGGCATTCGTCTTGCATATCAATTAATTTCTCAAAAGATATTCCCGATACGCCAATACCAACTGCTAATGCTACGCTACCTACTGATCCGTTATTCAAAATACCTGTCCATGGACTACCGGTACCATTTAAAAACTGTAAATCTTCTTGCTTAGCTACGCTCTCTGCGAATAATGTTGCCACTAATTGTGTCAAATTAATTGCGCTGTCCTCCAAAATCTCTTCTGTGAACGGAATAATTTTTGCCAGTTTCTTTAATGTCTGCGTCACCAATCCAAACGTTGGGTTGCCGGCACCTTTAGTTGCCGCTTCGTCTACCCATGCGGCGTCAAAGCCGGAGGCTAGTGTAGGCACTTTTCTCTCGTTGCCTGGGCCAGTAAATGGCATGTACAAAAACTCTCTACGGCAAAGTCCGTATTGTGTCTCCGCTATTCTCAATACTTCTGCTTTTAATTCGTCCGGGATTAAATAACCACCTCTTGCGTCGTCGCCGGATTGGTTAAAGGTAGTAGTCTTTTTACTAATCTCCATTAACTTAGTCTTGTCGTTCGACAATAATGCTTTTACGAAATCTCTAGTTTCACTTTTGTTTTTATCGACTGCGTCTACTCCGGTATCAATAGCTTTTTTCCTTTGCTTTTCTACATTCTTAACAAAGTTATTAGCTATACCGGTTGCAATCTTTTCCATTTTTCCGCTAATTTCTTTTTGTACTCCTTTTGAAATCATTGCTTGTAATGCTTTTTCGTCTATTGCGTCGTCGTCTCCGTCGTCTCCGTCGTCTCCGTCGTCATCATTTGCGTCTGCGTCTGCGTCTGCGTCTGCGTCGTCTCCGTCGTCATCATTTGCGTCTGCGTCGTCTACCTCTTTTTTCTCTGCTTTTTCAAATTTTTGTTTCTGTGCTGGAGACAGTAAAGATACATTATTTTTCAATAATTCTTTTTCTTCTGCCTCTAGTCCCACAAAGCCCTCTTTTAAAAACTTTGCGATAATTTTGGTTATATTCATATGTCCTAATTTTTATTTTTTAATCTCCCTTTTTGCTTTTACCAGTTGCCTAATGGCCTGGTTAATTTGCTTGGTTGTAGCAAATCTTTTTTTGTGCTGTCCACCGCCCTGGCTTTTAGGGGTTTCGACTTTTTTTATTTTTTTCGCCATATCGGTACTTATATTGTGTTGAATTTTTTTATATAAACTGTCGCTAATTTTTTCGACTGCCTCGTCGGTTAAACTAACTACTTTGTTTTTATTCTTTTCGTCGTTGGCTTTTTTAATTGCCTCGGGTATCGCTTTAGTATCTATACCCTTTGCGCCTGCTAGTGCCATTGCGTTGGCCGGTACGTTTACACATGACAACTCGTACAACTTATTTTCTCTTAAAATAATCGTCTCGTCGTCGTCGTCCTCTGTTATTCGTTCCTCTTTTGTATTCATAAATCCGACAGAAAACGCGCGCATATATCTGCCCTTGTATAAATTGAATAATGTTTTTGCTAACTCAAACTCTTCTACCGCAAATTTCATGGCGCCTGCTAGCCTGCCTTTTTCGTCTATCGCTAGCTCTATCATTTGCGCTACTGCCGGCGTCCATTGATCGTGGGCAAATAATACAACCGGGTTAGTCATGTATTCTTTCAAATCCCAGCCCGCTTGGTCTATTATTTCGCCGTGCCTATCTTCGTCGTCAGTTGAAAAAATGCCTCTAATTATATACTGCTCCTCGTCTATCTCTTTTATCTTTAGGCCTACGTTTTTGCGTATTAATTGTTTTTTGTTTTTAGTCATATTGTTATTATAACACTTTTTTAATTTTTCCAATAGGTGTTATTCTATTTAGAAAATGCCGGGCCAATAACACATCTACAATTTGGCTCCTGCGGATATTGTAGCCCGTTGCTAAACGATCTACCTATTTTTACTATCTCCCCGTCCATTGCGTAATGCTCCTCTCTTGTCCTGCCGTCCATTGTCGCGATCCACTCCTTATGTGTTGCTACGTCGCTCTGTTTATATGCCTCTATAAATCCCTCGTTATTCGCCGCGGTACTCTCTGTCCTTGCTATCAAGTCCGAGCGCCAAGTTGGAAATTCTTTATATGCAACATTTATCCTGTCGCTAATTTCTATCATACCCTCTCCCTCTGCCAAGCCTGTCTCGATCGCTTTGCTTACTTTGTCTCTAGTGGTTTTATTTATGCCTAACCCAAACTCTTTAGATCTACTCGCTATCTTTGCGTTAATCGCCTCGGTCATAATAAATCCCTTGTCCGGGTTTACTAATCCCATTGCCTCTACTCCTGCGTATCTCACAAACTCGTCAATGTATGGTAATGAAAATTCTGCAAAAACTTTTTCTTGCCCTTTGTAAAAAGTCTTTACTACCGCCTCTGCCTCTTCGCCTACTCCCTTTATGTTTTTTTCTAGCACGCCCTTACTTTTTAATCCTGTTATCTTGCTCAGCTTGTTAATCAATTCATCATGCTGTTTGTCTGCTATATTGGTTATGGCTATTTTAAATTTATCAGCGCGTCTGTCTATCTGTTTGATTATCATGTTGGCGTAATCCTCGCGCAAATCAGTTTTTATTAATGGCACTAATTCCTTTTCAGTTTTGCCGTCTTTGCCTGCCACTTTTTTTATTTTTTGTTTACTCTCCTCCTTAACGGTAAACACTTTTTTAAATTCTCTGATTATCTTTTCTTTTAACTTTAATTTTTTATATAACAAATCACGGCCTCTGAATATCTTTAGCTTTTTTTCTCTGGCTTTGCTGTCCTGGGCTTTTTGCCAAGCCTCGATACTCTTTGACTGTAAATTTTTAGGTAGCTCGCCTATCGGTACCATGTTTAATGGTTGGTACAATGACCACCCGCCCTCTACCGGTTGCAAATTTTCTTTTGACCTAACCTCGTTAATTAAATAATAACTATTTTTTATCCCGCTCTCATATTCTTTTATTGTCTGCTCTCTATTTTCTGGGGTAGGGTCTGGGTATCCTATGTATAAATTATCTCCGAAGTCCGGTATAACTAATTCCTCAGTTATTTTTTCTGTTAGCATTTCTAACTCTGGCTTAACTGTCTCGCTTAAAAATATATACATTGACGTTTCAGCGTTCGCTCTGTTTACGTCGTCGGTAATTGATACGATCGCCTTTGGTACTCCGAACGCAACTAAAATATCGTCACGTGTAAACTTCATGCTCTCTATATAATCCATTTCACGTTGGCTGATTGATAACTGCTGATATTCTAAGCCTCCCTCGAATATAGCTAGCTTTGAATTTTTACCTTTGCCTTGATGTCTCTCTTTAAAACTATCTCTCATTTCTTCTTTTTGCTCCGGGGTTAAATTACCGGCTGTCTTAATCGCCGCGTCTGGTCTAGCATTATTTAAGAAGAAATCTCGTTGATAGCTCGAGGCTAAACCCTCTGTCTCTATCCTTGTACTTGCGCTCTTGACCGGGCTTGTACCGAAATAATCGTCTAGCGGTGTAGGGTATTTAAAATGGACTATATCCTCCGGCGCAAAAAATTCTTTTGTCCCGTCTTTTTTATTTAGCTCGTACGCTTTAATAAATTTATCCTTGTCCTTGATTATGGTTATAAAGTCCGGGCGTAAATTCCACAACTCTACCACCTTGCCCCGGTCGCTCCGTACCTTGTACCAAAAAGCGTCCCCACAAAGTTTTTTATTTATCATTGTGATTTTCAAAAACTCTGACTTTGTTTGAAATGGGTTTGGCTTATATAATAAATTTAATAAATCGTGGTTGTGTACTTCTTTGGTGTCGCCTGCTGAATTTAAAATCTGATACAATAAAAGATCGCTCGTGGCGACTTTTTCCGCTATCTTATAAACACAAGCATACACGTATAGCGATTTTTCGTATTGCTCCAACATTTTTGTTTTACTCC